ATGCCCCTCACCGACACCGCCATCAAGGCGGCGAAACCTGCTGAAAAGCCGCGCAAGCTGTACGACGCGGACGGCCTTTACCTCGAAGTCGCACCCTCTGGCGGCAAATGGTGGCGGTTCAAGTACCGCATGGAAGGAAAGGAAAAGCGCCTAAGCCTGGGCGTCTACCCTGATGTATCGCTACTGCAGGCCCGCAAGGCCCGCGACGATGCACGGCGCCAGGTGCTTGACGGGTCGGACCCTTCGGCAAAGCGACAGGCTCAAAAACGGGCCAGCGCTGTGGCCGCCGATAACTCTTTCGAGACCGTGGCCAGGTCGTGGCACGCGAGCTGGGCGCGCACGCGGTCGAAGAAGCACGCCGACCAAGTGCTGCGCCGCATGGAGCTCGATGCGTTCCCACAGATTGGCGCCTTGCCAATCTTCAACATCAAGGCCCCGCAAATCGTGGCCATGGCAAAGAAGGTGGAACAGCGCGGTGCGCACGACTTGGCGCGGCGGGCCATCCAGATTTCGGGGCAGGTGTTCCGGTATGCCATAGGCCACGGCCTGGCAGAGCACAACCCGTGCGGCGATGTTCAGCCGGCTGATGTGCTGGCGCCGGTCCGAGAGCAAAACTATGCGCGGGTGGACGTTGCGAAACTGCCGCAGCTGCTGCGCGATGTGGACGACTACCGGGGGCACGTTCGCACGCGCCTGGCCATTCACCTGATGGCGTTGACGTTCGTGCGCACCAGCGAGCTGATAAAGGCGGAATGGTCGGAATTCAATCTGGCGGCGTCACAGTGGCGCATACCCGCCGGCCGCATGAAGATGAAAACCGAACACATCGTGCCACTGTCCACCCAAGCGGTGGCAGTGCTGCAGGCCCTGCAGCGGGTGGGAACAGGCAATACCCTGCTGTTCCCGGGTGGACACGATCATGAAAAGCCGATGAGCAACAACGCGATTCTGTTTGCGCTGTACCGCATGGGCTACAAGGGGGAAATGACGGGCCATGGGTTCCGTGGCATCGCTTCGACGGTGCTGCATGAACTTGGCCAGGATCACGCCGTCATCGAACTGCAGCTGGCGCACCAAGAGCGGGACCGCGTGAGCTCCGCGTACAACCACGCCACGTATCTGCCCCAGCGCACCACGCTGATGCAGTTTTGGGCGGACCACCTTGACGTTCTTCGAGGTCACGCGATTACTCTTCCGTGTTGAGAAAGTGGACTTTTCACGCGCAGATGGATAACTGGCCCGCCAACATGGAGGCACGCAAGGTATCCTCATTCATCCGCATTTTTACCGTGAAACTCGAACCCATAACCTCTCCTTTAACCGGACTGGCCCTCGGCTAGCCAATCACTCAAACATGAGGCAATTCGACCTTAATATGCGACAGGCATTGCTAGCATTCATGCGCTACGTTCCACTTGGCAGCCTGGCAATGGTCTTGGTCGGAATCGCTGTGGCAGTGCCAATCAGTGCCTTCAGCCTCGCCAAGTACGAGGTCCTCTTTAGTTGGTCAATCTGGTCGTTCATGATTGGTCTCACTGGGCTTTTTGTGAGCATATTTGGAGCCCTGCTTCTACGATGTTCTACCTGCAGAAAGCGTGCTCTCGTGTTTCAAGAGCCGGGCGGCGAAGCGGGAGAAACTATAGCGATCTTCGAGACGCGCGCTTGCCACCATTGCGGAGCAAAGCTTTAGTTCAAGCTCCTTTAAACCCTTCCTACCAGCTGCAGCATTACGCTAGACAAGGGGCATGGCCGCTCCGCAAAAAGGCTGCATAACTCTAATGAGTAGCGCCCGCCATCGTCTGCATCCACCGGCTGCTTCTGACCGATAGGAGCCATCATAGAAGCGCTAGCAGCGGGCTTAAATGCTGCCATTCACGCTATCGCTCAAAATGACACGCCTCGGCGAGGCTGCTTACTTCAGCAAACTTCGGCCCTGCACTAGGCGAGCCACCAGCACCTTAATTTCTTCGGTGTCGCTCCCCTTGATGATTGCATCGTTGCATGCCTGAACCTCATTGGCCGGCCAGGCCGATGCCCGGGCACCCAACTTGATGGGGGGCGTGAACAAACCATCCTTGATGCGTTCGTACAAGGTGGTTCGACCCACCCCGGTGGCCTGCAGTACGCTTGGCAGACGCAGCAGCGGCACGACTTTTTGAACGGCTAGCATTACTCAGCCTCCGTCACCAGTCGCTGGTAGGGAGTCAGCACCAGCACTTCAAGAAATTCCATGCAGTCCACAACGGCAGCGGCCAGCCCTTCCAGCGAGCCGGTGTTTTCAATGTCCGCGTGCGACTTGATCGTGAGCCCAGGCACGCCGTCTAGGGTCTGCGCTTGCGCGGTGGCCATGTCGATGCGGTGCACGCGCACCACCTTGGCGCCCAGGCGGTGCAGCATGGTTTGCTGCGCGGCAGTGGCCAGGTCGTACACGACGATGCGGGACCACCCACAGCCCACCAGCCGCCCGATCTGGCGTTCAATCTGACGGCAGTAGAAATCAGGGATGAACCGGCAGCGGAACTCGGACCAGCGCTGGATGACCCATGCGGGCGAGCGCGGCGGCGGCAACTGCTCGCCGCCATCGGTCAGCCACAGCATGAACGCGGGGTCGCTGCACATGCCGGCGGCCAGCGAATTCAAAGGGACGTGCTGCAAGCCAGGGTCAGATAGCAGGCGCACGTCCAGGCGCCAAGCCTGCGCAGCGTCGCGCCGCACGGCGTCGGCGAACGACAAAGCCGCGAAGCCCTGGCTAGGGGCCAGCATCGACGCGATGGTCTTCTTGCCGCTCGACGGCTTGCCGGTGAGAGCAACGATCAGGGGTTGTTTCATGGGTTTCCTTGGGGTATGTGAATCAGTCGTCGCGGTCGCCGGCGGCGGCGCGCTTGTGGTCAAAACAGGGAGGGCGCTTGTTCAGCTTCGAGGCCTGCGGCGAGCGGGCGGCCGCCTTCTCGGCAGCAACGCGCGTCAGGAACGTGGCCTGCAGCCGCACCAGACGCCTGCGCACCGGGTCGGCCATGACGGCGTCGTAGTCGGCGGGCCATTCGCGGCAGGCCGGCAGGCGTGCCATGGACTGCAGAGCGGCGCGCATCGCGTCGGCGGTGGGCGCTGTCATGCCGTGGCACCCCAGGCCGGCATATGCATGTGCGCAGCGCCAGGGCCGCACGCCTCTACGCGGCTGCGAGCAATGGCCACCGGCTGCACGCCGAAGACCTGGCGCACGGCCGGCGCGTGGCAATGGCGCACGCCGTCACGGTCCAGGCCGTGTGCGCACAGCGCGCAGCCGCGCAGCGGTGGCACCAGCTGGGCCAGGGCCTGCAGGTTCATCCCTGCGGGCTCGCCATTGCCAGTCAGTGCACCGAATGCAGCGGTATGGACCGGTGCTGCGCTTGGGCGCACGCGTCGGCCCGGCAGCGCATCACCCCCACCGGTTGCACCCCGTGCGCGGCCACCAGCGCCGGGCAGTGGCACAGCAACTGCTGGGCGAGTGGGTGCCCGTGGGTGCAGTGCAGGCAGATTGCTGGAGTCCATAGCGCTTGTTCCTCGGGCGTCATGCACTGCGGCGGCCGGCACGCTGGGGCAACGTCACCACGGTGGCGCGCTCTGGCTCAAGCTCAAGCGTCTGCTGCGCGGACTGCGCCTCTTGCTGTGCCCTGGCCAGGGCACGGCGGGCGCGTTTGAACGTCTCGGCGATGTTGGTGTGATCCCTATCGACGTAGCGAAATTTGGGATTCGTGAGGCCGCCCAGCGTGGGCATGGTCAGTTTTGCGGGCACGGTCATACCTCCTGCAGTGGTTCAGGGTTGAAAAAACTCGGGGGAAGGGGGCGCAGCGGGCCGGGTTGGCGGCTGCTGGGGTTCGGGCTGCGGGGTCCAGTCCTCGATTTCGTGACGGCCCCGGCCTAAAAACGCTCTGCGGAGTTCGCCGGTCAGGCGCGCTCTACAGTTATTGAAACAAGTCCAAGGCGCCGCCTGCGCGGCGCGAGCAGCCGGGTCCGGGGTGCCAACGGCGACCCTGTTCCATGCCTGGCGGCGCGAGATCAACCAGCGGCCGGACTGCAGCTGCAATCCCACGGCCACTTTCTTTTCGACGGTCTCGCCGTAGCGGTTCTTTGTCTCGGTTTCGCGGTGCGCCACCGACATGGCCCACTCTCCGCGCTTTCGGCAGGGGCCGCCCATCAGCTCCATGAAGCGGCGCCAGTCGGCCTTGATGGAGCCCACCTTGTGCACGGCGCCATAGATGCGCCAGGCGATGGTGTCGCCCTCGATGCGGGCTTGCTCCACCTGATCGTGAGTAACCCGGCGCATCTCGCGCCAGGCCACCACGCTGGGCTGTCCGATGGGCTGAAACTGCCGAATGCCCCAGGTCGCAGCCCAGGCGTCGACACGCACATAGCCGGGCACGTCGCCCGAGTTCACGTCGAACAGCTGGCCCTGTGCATGGCCCTCGCCCTGGCCGTCAAGGTGGTTGATCTGGTACGACCCGCCCACGTTCTTGGCCACGTATTTGGCGATGTACGCGGCAGCGCCGCCGGCATCGAGCCACTTCACGTTGACCCGGTTTTTACGGGCGCCGGGCTGGCGGGTCTGCAGGTGCGCGCGGGTCTTCTTGCACGTCACCTCGGGGAACTCGTCGGCCTCGGGCTTCAACCAGTGCTGGCGGATGATGACGGAGGCAAGGCGCGCTTCTTCCCGCGACTGAAACCAGAACAGCGAATGCCAATGTGGGCACCCATCGTGGTGCGGCTCTGCCACCCGGAAGCCGTAGAACCGGATGCCGGCCTTGTCCAGCGCCGTGCGCGCCTCGGCCCAGCGCTTGCACAACCAGGCCTGCCCCTCGCGTGGGCTGGAGCCGTCATATTTCGGGTTTTTGCGCGATGGCAGGCGCGAGCCCTTGGGCGGCGCCAGCATGGCGTGAAACCGGCTGGGCAGGGTCTGCGTGAAGAACAGGCCCACGTGGCCCGCTGCATCGGCATATTCCTCGCAGCCGCGAATACGCACCATCAGCTCGCCGCGGCGCACATCGCGGTCGGACACACCCAGCTTTGCCAGCTCGCCCAGCCGGTACACCTGGCCGGCCTCATTGCGTACCAGCGTGTTGTCCATCATGGCCGCGGCGCGGGCCAGCTGCTGCTGGCGGTTCTCCACCGCTGCATTGCTGCAGTAGCCGCCGTTCTGGTGGTTCACCACGCCCAGCTTGATGGCGCCCAGCTCGCGCACCCGGGCCACCTTCTGGCGCAGGCGCTTGCGCCAAAACGCGGCATCCTGGCCCTTGCCAATCACGCCCTTGCGCGTCTCTGCCTCGGGCGGGTCCACTTCCAGCAGCGCGCACGATGCCAACACAAGCGCCTTTTGCTCGGCCTCGGTCAGCGGCTCAGGCCACAGATCCATCAACCGCGTGACGCCTTCGGCCACAGCGGTGGCGCGCTCGCACACGTCCGAATCGCTCATGCTCCACTGCAGCGCGTCGCCGTGCTCGTCCTTGAAGGCGTGCAGGCGCTCCAGCCATGCACTGTTGCGCTGCCATGCAGGCGTGCCCGGCTCATTGGCCCGCAGCCCTGCTACACCCTCGGCCCATTGTTTGGGCAACGTGGCCATGAGCTTGGCGGCCAGTGTGTTGGCCTGCCACCGCTCAACAGTGCCCCAGTCTTGGTATTGGTGTTTGGCCATCACCACCGCCCCGTGAGTGCATGCAGCCGCGAGAACTCGCGCCGCGCAAACCGTGCCTCTGCCTTCAAGGCGATGCGCTCGGGCTCTGGCAGCTCGCGCCAGTGGCGCTGCGCCAACACGCCCAGGTCGCCGTCCACCCCGGCCAACAGCATCAGCGCCATACGGTGCGTTTCAGCCAAGCGCGCCCACTCGCGCGACTCGGCATCCGACCACTGTTTTTTGCTGGCGGCCTTCACGAACTCGTCGCGCAGCGAGCCATTGCCCACGCCGAACAAGCGTGTGTAGTGGCCCAGCGCTTCGGCCGATGGCAGTGGGTGAAATTGCGAGGTGTCCGACATGCTCAGCAGCCTTTGCCCTCGCGCACCGCCGCCACATACCAGCCGTCGCCATACAGCTGCACCACCCAGGCCACGGCGCTGGCGCGGTTGACGGCCGGCACGCGCATGCGGCGGCGGCAGTGCTGCGCGTCGATGTGCGTCACGCGGAAAAAGGCTGGGGCGTTCATGGCTCCATCCCCGTGAGTGCTGCCACGATGGCCGCCACGCTGATAACCATCCACGCGCCAGCTATCCACACCAGCGGCGGGGAACTGAGGGCTACCGCCAGGGCAACCAGCGCGATGGCCAATAGAGATATGCGCAGGGCAATCAAACACATGGGCAATTCCAAAAAATCAAGGCGAACGAATCCCCGCGGGGCCCTAAAAAGGGCACCGTCAGGCGTGTGAAAAAGGGGAGGGGGCGGGGGCGCTACCCGGCGGCGGGCATCGCTCCGAACAGGTCGCCGGTCATGAAGCCGGCATTACGGGGCCGGTAGTCGGCCGATGGCATGGACTGCAGCTGCTGCTGCAGCAACGCGCGCTGGATGTGCGTGGACATGGGAAGCACCACCGTTGGATCAGGCGTGGCGCTGGGGGAGATGGTGCGATTGATTTCCGTCACCGTAGAGAACACGTGGCCGCACTCCCAGTTGCGGCACTGGAAGATCGTCTCGCGGCTGGTGTTGGTCAGTTGCCCACTGTGGCGCGTGTAGGCGTTCTGTTTGCAGTGCGGGCACATCATGCGCATGGGTGACGATCCTCGATAACTGGCGCGGGTGTGAAGTAGTTCTCAGAAGCGGCACCGGGCTTCGCATCCGTGGTCGGGAACGCCAGCAGAATGGCGTCAAAGGCATCGCCACTACGCCGCTGGGTTGCTACTGCCGTTGGGGCGGTGGCTGCGAGCATGGCTGACAGGCCCATGCGGCGCGATTTCTGGATGATCTGAATGAGGGGCACTGCGCGCGCTTTCAGGCGTGGGCAGACATGGCAGCTCGGCGGCGCTTGTGCTCGACAAGGCCCAGCCGGTACACGTGAAGCGCAAAACTGCTAGCGCTGCGGCTGTCTTCGTCGGCCATTTGCAGGGCCTCATCCCGTTCAGATTGGGTGAGCCGAAGCGGGATAGGTTTGTCATGCACCAAGCGCTCGGGCGCGGCGCCATACATGGGGGATTTGGTTTGCAACATGGTGGTGCTGTGCATGTACTATCAGGAGCCAATTGGTTACAACGTAATTGCATTGTGGTGCGCATTTGCGTATCTGTCAATGTATTTTAGCTATTCAAATGAGTATTTTTACGAGACTTAGGGAAGAGCGCGAGAGGCTGGGCCTCACACAGGAGGCATTCGGTAGCGCCGGTGGCGTGCTGAAAGGCGCCGTGATCAACTACGAGAAGGGCGCGCGCTTCCCCGATGTTTCGTTTTTGGCTGGAGTCGCCAATGTGGGGGCCGATGTCCAGTACATCGTGACGGGGCGCCGCGCCGACCTGTCAAGTGCCACCCTGGCGCCAGCCGAGCGCGCGTTGCTCGATGGGTTCGCGCAGGCTGACGACGCCGGAAGGGCGACGCTGTCCGGAGTCGCAGAATTGGCACGGCGCGCAGCGAGCATCGCCAGCCCAGTGAACAGCGCGCCGCAATTGCACATCGGCGGCGACGTTGGACAACAGGTCATCGGCGACCAGACAAACAACGCGCCAGTAACGTTCACCATGGGCGGCAAGCGCAAGTAGGCGCACTGCGCCCGCGCAAGCGGTCAAATGCAACTAACTGTTAGATTCGGCCCACAAGCAGAACAAGTGCAAGGGACCGGATGTGAGCGGCAAGGTGTGGGTGCGCAGGGACGCTGGCCAAGTGGTGGCCGGCGACTCGGTGATACATGGCGATTCGGTGGTGAACATAGACAAGTACGTCAACGCGCCCCGATACAGCGTCTATTTTTTAGTTTTTTTTTCTGCTCGATCAGCCTGATTAGCATTGTTGGCGCTATGCAAGGCCGGCCGGCTTGCTACTACGAGGGCAAGGCCTACTCGCCCGGAGCGATTGCCAATATGGCAGACCAGACATACATGTCATGCACCCTCACGGACGGCGATCCTCAGTGGGTACGCACAAAGTCCAGTTGGTCATTACCGAAAACAGGGTAGCCAGTGTGGATTTGTTTTATTGATCTCAGACCTTAAGCACCCCCTGATTTTTATGCCGGGAGGTTTCTTTAAGCATGGGGAAAACTTGTGTGAAATCGACGCCCGAGGATATCAACGCTTGCACATCGCGTCTGAGTTCTGGATCGATTACTGGAACCATTACGCTGCGCACTTCAAAGTGCTCGATGAAAACTTTGAATATCTCATCTTCTGAGAACTTTAGCACTCGGCTAAATAGATACTTGTAAAATCGCTGTAGCGCTTGCATAGCAGATAGCGAGTGGTTAACGGTCCAAAATTTAGCGGATCTTGGAATGCCAATAGCAGGCCAGTCTTTCCCAGTCACTTCCATAGGCATGTGCCATTCAGTGCCCATATCCTTCATCTCTCCTACCTCAACCTTCATTACTTGCTCTTTCGGATGAACGTATGCATTGCGAATCTGAATTAGCTCTGTGATTTTCGCAACTCGGTCATCGCCTCGATCCATATAGGTTTTGTCGGATAATAATGTGAAAGTATCAATCTTGCTTAAGATTGGTAATTTGTCTATATCGTCTGCTGTTTTCTTTGGCAACTGCATATAGTTGATCAGCGAATTTGCAATACATTCCACGCTGAGTGCTGATGCCATTATCGATGCTCGCACATGGCGAGAGGCGGAATATCTGTCATCGCACTTGGTTGCGACTATGTGCTGGTAGGAGGCATCTGCTAAAAATTCAAAAAAAGGCAAATGCCGAAAATTTCCCTCGATTAATTCCTTTGTCATGATTTTTAGGTGTTCGTTAGAGTTGGTTGTTACAAAGGTCCGCGTTTCTTGGTCCGGCTGCTGGTGGGGCTATGTAAAGCGTCACGGCTAAATGGTTGTTGCACAGCAAGCTTTCACCACTTTTATAAAATAATTTAAGTGAACGGTCTACTTAATTTTACCTATATTGCTCTTAAAAGAAACGGATAGCGATTTTAAATGCTCGTTTATGCGCTGATAGCTGTTTGTTATGTGTTCCAGCTCGGAGTATGTGAAATCAAGATGTAGGCAGGCAAGTATGTCGTAGCATGCAAGCCAAATAGCGAGCTTAATATTATCATTGACAAAAGTTTTAATTTCGATTTTATGACCGCCAATGACTATATCGCCTTGTACGGGCGGCGTGAATTTTTTAATGATTTCATTTCTTCTTTGAATTGATAGTGATTGAAGATATTCTGATATGGTCGAATTAACATGCCCGACTTGATGAACAAATGTATTTCTGAGAGTGGCAAGTTCAGTAAGGGTGTCGTACTGACCTTTTGTAATGGCTCCTAAGGATTCTAGTAGGCGGACTTTTCCGAACCTGTGGTTTGCCATGTCAAGCCACCCTAGTTCTTCTTCAAGTTCTGGCTTTCCAAGCCGCTTTACAAGTGCTTGGGTGCAAGCCGCTTCGAAGAGCGAACTAAGTTTAATTACAAATGACCAGTCATCATCAGCTAATAAATCTTTAAAAAATCCTTGGCGCAGTTTTAGGTGACGTTCCATCCCCTCAATGCTTTGCGACATTTGATGTTCCATAGCTTTCCTTAGACAATTAGCGCATTATCGAGGTATTTCTGACTGTATCTCAAGCACAATATGCGTTGTGAACCCGCCATCGCCCAGACTGTGTGTGAGCTTGACCACTAGCCAAGGCGTTCTGTCGAGCTCGGGTTTGAACCCGGTTAGCTTCACAGGTGTTTGGGGCATTAAAGTGGGCTGGCCCATGGCAAGTGTTAGCTCCATCGTGGCTTTGCCTCGCTCAACTCGGCCTTGCTCTGCACGGGCGGCGGCCATGGCGTCGGCCTCGCTCCCGTATGTGTCCTTCAAGCGCTTTTCGTTGTCTTCGGTGCCCACTAGCACAGAGCGTTTTTCGGCGCGGTCTTTGTCGTGCCAGTACGCGCGCACGCCGCTGTAGCTGTGGCGGTCGGCCGTGTGGTAACGGTGGCTGTCGCCGGCTGCACGGGTCAGCGTGATGGCTTCCAATTCTTCACCCGAACTGCTGCGTGTGCCGTTAATGGGAAGGAACACCAAGCGGCCCTTCTTCACCGTGGCCACCGCGTCGTGCTTCTTGGCCAGGCGGGTCAAAAAGTGCAGGTCGCTTTCGTTCGTCTGGTCGATGTGCGCCACCTTGATATCGGCCAGCGCCGCGTCTACACGGGGCGCGAGGTTGTTGCGCCGCGCAATGTCGCCCACGATGGCACCCAGCGTGGTGTCGTGCCAGCTGCGTTCGTTGCGTGTGCGCAGCTGCCGGCGCATCTCGGCCGACCTGGCGCGGATGCTGATGCGGTCGGGTGCGCCCGAGTGCTCGATTTCGTCCACCTCGAACAGGCCTTTGTCCACCAGTCGGAAGTCGCGCCAGCCCAGCTGCAAGGCAATCTCTGCGCCTTTGGGCGGCAGGTTCATCTGACCGTCCGTATCGTCCAACTCTATGTCGAGCTGGTCGGCCTCATCCCCGCGGGATTCGGTGAGGGTGAGCGACATCAGGCGCGCCCGGACGTTGGCCGTGATGTCGCGGCCGTCAACCGTGAGCGCGTAGGCCGGCGCGTCGTACAGCTGCGCGGTCTGCAGGTGGTCGCTCACAGCCACCACTCCCAGTAGTCATCAATGGGGCCGGGGTCCACGCCGCCGCCGGGCTCGGCCTTGATGTCGTCAACGCGCTTGAGCTGCAGGTCGAACTCCACGCGGCGCGGCACGCCCTGCCCGGTGTGGAGCGTGCCGGTTTCGTTCACGTTCTCGATGACGAAGGCGCCGAAGGATTCGCCCGCGCCAGACACCAGCGCAAAGGCCTTGCCGCTGTCGCCCATGTCGCGCAGCTGGTCAAGGTAGATGCGTTTGCCTGCGAACTCGGGCACCAGCAGGCCCGACAGTCCGATCGTGTCGTCACCCGGCCCCAGCGACTGGGATGCAGGGCGCGCGCCCACGCGCGAGTTTGTGGGGTGGCGCCAGCTGGTCTGCCGCTTGAAGTCGTTGAAGGACAGCGTAGGCAGGCTGAACAGGAATTGCCCGAGGGCCATCATGTGCATGGTGTGCTCCGGTCAGTCGATGTCATGCAGGGACGACAGGGTGCGCGAGCGGCCTGCACGCTCCCGGCGGTCCAGCTCGGCCGCCACGGCCCGCCCCACCGCTCGCTCGTCCATGCCTGGCACGGCGTTGACGGTGATGTTGTAGACGTTGCCCGCACCACCGCCGCTCGGGCCCGCAGTGCCGGCCGCACCCAGCGGCGCGCGAGTGTCGATGCGCAGCGCCGCAGCATCGGCCGCCAAGGGCATGGTGGCGGTTGCTGCTGTAGCCATGGCCAGCGCCGCAGAGCGCAACGCGCCCTGGCCGCCCGCAATGCCCAGTGCTGCCCCCTCGCTGATCCAGCCGCCGTACTGCATGAACACCTTGGACGGCGAGGCAATGCCCAGCTTCTCGCGGAACCAGGCGCCCACGGCATCGGCTGCGCCCACCACCGCCTCGCGCACGGCCGCCAGACGGCTGGTGATGCCGTTCGCAAGGCCGGACATCAGGTCAGCACCTGCGGAGAAAAAGCGGTCTTTCAACGCCACCAGGTCTTGCCACAGGGCTGCGGCGCCGGCCGAGGTGCTGGCCCACCAGGCAGTCACAGCGGCCGACAGCTGCTGCCAGATGGCCAGGAGCCCGCCCTTGATGCCGTCCCAGTTGCGCCACACCATGTAGGCGGCCGTGGCCATCAGCGCGAGGGCGGCCACTATGGGGTTTGCTACAAGGAACACCGCCAGCGCGCGCAGCCCTGCGAGCAGCCACACGGCGCCGGCCTGCAGCAGGGTCAGCGCTCTGGCTGCGAGCGCGGCCACGCGTGAAAGCCCGCCCATGGCGGCGCTGGCGATGGTAGACCCCAGCCGCAGACCTGCGAGGCCCAGGCCCATGCGCGACATCACAAGCCGAACAATCAACATCGGCCCCAGCACGGACGCTATCGCAAGGCCCAGCGTACCCAGGACGGTGACGACGAGTGCGAGCCCGCCCACGACGCGAAGGGTCCATTTCACCAGGGCTTGGTTTTCGCGCGTCCAGGCACCGATGCTGCTGGCCATGTTGCCCAGGGCGTTGAGGATCTTCACAAGGTCGGGGGCAATGGTGGCGCCCATGTCCTTGAGCATGTTGGTAAAGCTGCCCTGCGCGGCCTCGGCCGAAGCGCTTACTGTCTTGAGCGATGCGTCCACCCGCATGCGCAGATCGGCCTGCGCCTGCATCTTGTTCACCACCTCGCGGTAGCCGTCAATGCCTTTTTCCATCAAAGTGTTGAGCACCTGATGGGTTTCGGCGTCGTCGCCGAACAGCTTCTTCAGAGCGGCGATACGCAGCTCATCGTTATCCACCGCCTTGAGCTTCTGCAGCTGGTCGAACAGGTTGTCCATGCCGGCGAATTTGCCACCAGCGGTGGAGAAATTCAGCTTGACGCCCTGGCTAGCAAGCAACTTGTTTGCTTTGCCTACTTTTTCGCGGTCCAGGGACAGCTGCACCACCTTGCGGATGGCGTTGCCTGAAGCCTCGCCAGCCATGCCGGTTTGATCCATCATCACCAGCAGCGGCGCGAGCATGCTGCTGGCTTCAAGGCCCTTTTTCCCAAGGATGGGCATCACCGCGCTGATCTTGGTGAAGCCCTGCAGCATATTGGTGGGGTCCACGCCCAAGTAATAGGCCCGTTGGATCACGTCCATCAGGCCCATCATGTCCTTCTCGGCCGTCTGCGTGGCGTCCTGCATCTTTGCTGCAAACTCGGCCGCACCTGTGACCGGCATCCGCAGTTGGATGCCTAGATACGCGGCCGACTCGCCCAAGCCGCCCAGGATGGCTTGCGATGTCATGCCCTGGCGGCGCAGCATGGTCATCATCTCGATAAAGTCTGCGGTGGTGCCCGGCAGCTTGTCGCCAAGCCGTGTGGCCAGGTCCAACACCTGTTTGAACTCGGGCGCCACCGCGCCGGTCTTGGTCATCATCGACGCACCGAGCTGCGTTTCTGCGTTCTCGGTAGGAATGAACGCATCCACCACGGAGCGCAAGGGCGCGGCGATCTTGTTGCCGCCGGCCACCATCGCTGCGCTTGCGCCCGCGGCCACGCCGGTGTGCAGCACCGCCTTTGCATGCTTGTCTCGCAGTTCCTGAATCTTGCGCTGCTGCGCCGACAGTCTCGCCAGTTCAGCGCGTTGCTTGGACATGGTGGCCGTGGCGCCATCGATATCGGTTTTCAGCCTGGCCTGCGCGGCGGCGAGGTTGCCTGTAACCCCCATGGCGTTGAGTGCCGCGCGGGCTTTCACGGCGGCCGACTTCTGCAGCTCCAGGGCTTCGGCAATCTTGCGCACCCCGCTTTCCTCGCGCTTGAGCTGCGCGGCCGTAGCGTTGCCACTGGCCCGCATGCCGTCGAGCAGTGCCTGTTTCACCTTGAGCGCGTTGTTCAGCCGGGCCAGCTCGGCCGCCTGCTTTTGCACGTTGCCCACGGCGGCCTGCTGGTCGTTCAGTTCCTTGAGACGGTCGCGGGCGGCCTTGAGTGCGCGGGCGGTTTCGCCGCTGGCGCCGCTGATGCGCTTCATGGGGGCGAGCACGCGCTCGGCCAGATCGAGCACGACGCGCAGGCGCAGTTGATCAGCCATATCGCACCCCCGGTGCGTGGCTAGGGCTTATCGAGGGGGTGACTACCTGGCGGGAGGGCTCGCCAGCATGGCTTCGGTTTCGGCCAGAAGCAGGTCGGACTCGGCCAGCTGTAATGCGCGCTGGGGCGCCCGCATCGCGTCGCGGTGCTGAACCCACACGTACACGGGTAGCAGCAGTACACCCAGGCCGACAACAACAAGCGCGGCGATCAGCAGATAGGCGAGGACGGTAAAGAGCACGGATCATTCTTGCATACGAAAAAGAAGGCGTTGTGTCAGTCCTGCGGCTCGTGGCGGGCGCGGGCTCGCTCGCGCCACTCCATCAGCTCTTGCAGGGTGAAGTCGGCCATGTCGGCCGGCGTCCAGTGAAAGACCATGGCCAGGTCGGCCATGGCGTTCTCTACGCGGTCAGGAAGTCCGTTTTCTGTTCCTTCGTGAGCAAAAAACTGATCACCACGCCCCCCAGCGTCACTAGGTCGGCTGGGTCCATGTTGGCCATGTCCTGTTTGTGCAGCATGGGCGAGCTGATGCGGGGTACCACCGCCTGAATGGCTTCTACCTTGAGCTGCAGCAGCTCGGTCAGCGCAATGCCGCGCAGCTCGCCGGCCCTTGGCTTGCGCAGCGTTACGGATGTGATGAGTTGGTCGCCGTGGCGCACGGGCGTGTCGAGCGTCACGGTGTTGGGGTCGGCCTTGTCGGCCACGTCGGTGGCGGTGTTGTTTGTGTCTGCGGGTTGGGCTTGGTTCGTCATGGTTCAGTCTCGGGAATGGGGGGAGGGGAGACGCGGCCCGCGCGGGGCCGCGTGGTCATGGGCCGGGCGTCAGAGGCCCAGCGCCTGGCGGACTTCGGCCAGGCGGTCCACGCCGCCGACCATCTCCACCATGTTCACGGCGTCAATCTCGATCAGGGTTTCGCCGTTCATGGTCAGCTTGTAGTAGCTGATGGCGCTTTTGATCTTGATAGCCGTGCCTTCGCCGGCCTTGGCGGCGCCGGGGTCGATCTCGGAATGGCGGCCGCGCACCACCACTTCCAGGCTGTCCACGCCCTCGCTGTCGTCGGCCTGCAGCGCGCCCGCAAAGCGCAGCAGCACGCCGTCATGGCGCTGCGCGCCCCACTGGGTGAACAGCTCTTTCATGTAGCCGGCGGCGGTCCATTCCATCTCCATCGCTTCCATGCCGTAGTCGAGCTTCACCGGGGCGTTCATTCCGCCGCTGCGGTAATCCTCCATCTTGCGCGTGAGCTTGGGCAGGTTGACCTCTGGCACTTCGCCAGCGTGGGAGGTGCCATCGTTGAACAGCACAAAGTTCTTGAGTTTGCTGGGCAGGCCCATGTTTGTTTCTCCGGTTGATGGGGGGGTGGGCCGGGCTTATTGGCCGGTGCCAACGCGCAGGGCGAAGTCGGCGAAGTAGCGATCGGTGATGCGCTGGCGGAAAGAGAGGTCTTCCAGCGGCGGCACGGGCGTGAAGTCGTAGTCAATGGTCAGCTTGCCGGTTTTGAGGGTGGCGGTTTCGTTGATGTCTTCGTCGTACCAGGCCTTGCCGTCGAGGATGTAGCCCAGCGACTTGAGCTCCCGAAACTTGGCGTTGATGCCTTCGAGGATGTCCTTCACCAGCGAAGGGTGCAGCGGCTTGTCCACCGCCCACATGTGGCCCTCGGCCATGGTGTCGGCCAGGATTTGCGCGGTGCGCGTGGCCGTCTCAAAGAAGAACAGGCCGTTCTTTTCGGTGGTGCGATTGCCCCAGAAGCGGTGCCCTGTGGACTGAATCAGCGTGGTGATACCGCCATCGTTGAGCACGCCCGCGTCGGTGTCGGCGCTTTGCAGATCCCAGAACACATCTTTCGACAGGCCCAGCACGCCATTCACGGGCACGTTCGACAGGGACTTGTGCCAGCCCTGCTCGGTGTCGATGCGGGAGCGCAGGCCCATCGCGTAGGCGGCGGCGGGTACTTCGACCACGCCTTCGCCGGTCTTGAGCGCTTTCCAGTTGGGCCACATCAGCATCAGCTCGCGGGCGCCGAAGTGGTCGCGGTAGGCCAGCGCTTCACTCAGGGTGTCGCCCTGCGCGCCGGCGTACACCATGGCGCGCAGCTTCTGGGCCACGGCCACCAGCCCATCCGTAACGGCCTGGCCATCCAGGCCCGGGGCGCCCAGGATGCGCGGCTTCACGCCCAGCTCGGCCTGCGCCGACAGCAGCGCCTGCAGGCCGGTCTTTTTGCCGGCAGCTGTGGTGGTGCCGATGACCTTGACGGCTTGGTCTGCGGCCTTCTCTTCGGCATCCGTGCCCACGCCGTCCGCAACGCGCACGATGACCAGCACGGGGCGGGACTGTTCCTTGATGGCGTTGAGCGAGGCCGCCAACGTGCCCAGCGTGCCGGCCTTGCCAATGATGTTGTCGATCTTGGTAACGAGCACCGGGGTATCGAGGGGGAAGGCGGCCGGGTCGGCGTCTGACGCCGTGGCAACCAGGCCAATCACGGCGGTGGACACGATGCGGATAGGGTTCACGCCGTCATTGATTTCTGTGACGCGCACGCCGTGGTGAAAGTTGGCGATGGTGGCCATGGGTTCTCCGGTTGGGGATGGAAAAAGGGGATGTGCAGATCGTCTTTCCTTCCCTCGCGCAAGGCCACCGGAACGGCATGTGTGCTGCGCGTGCACATGAAAAAGCCCGCCGGGCAAGACGCCGGGCGGGCTGTGTGACTTGGTACGGCCTGCGCCGTGTGCTTTGCTCTCAGGCGTAGAGCGCGTAGGGCTGCACTTGAGCGCTGCCGCCGCCAATGACAAACACGCCGGCGAGATTGGTAAACACTTCAGCTTGCAGCGTCAGACGCCCCAATTCCGCTACCGCAGCTCCCGTGGAGCTGTTCACCGAGTAGACGATCAAAAGCATCTGGCGCGTTGCACTGTCCATTGAGGTCGCCACGCGCAATATGGTGTTGGCCGGGAAGTAGCCGATGGTGGATACGTTTGTAGCAGTGGAGTTTCCGTTTGCGCCGACGACCCATTGCTCAGACTGAATCCGGCCGTCATCTTGGAAGATTACGCCGACGCCTCGAAACCAAAACAACTGGGCCACAGGAGAGCTGGGGCTTGGGCCTTGGTGTAGGTTTTGCCAAGTGCCTGAAGTGTTTGGTGCAGCGTGAAAGCAGATACCAACGTGGCCGCCGTTGGTTGCCTCTGGGACGATGTCAAAAAACACGCCTCGCGCACCATTGGTATGGAGATATTCCAAGCCTAGCGGGAAGGCCTGATTCTGCGGAGCGCCCACGTACCGTGAGGATGCAGAGATGATTGCGTGCGCTCCCACAGCTAGGTTCGCGCTTTGGGCTTGAACCAAACCGGGAACTGCGGCCATCAATGGCAGCAGCGTTGCAGACTGAAGAACGTGACGACGGCGAATTGACATGGGCAACCTTTCAAAAACTAAAAGTACGGATGTCTTACTGCAGGCAAGAAGACGTCCGCATCTGCTTACGCGGCCTCGACGGCGCGCGATAAGCAGCCATGTGGGTATAAATCACGATGTCGCGCGAAGACAGTAAAACTTTGCGGTATGTCGATCATCGACACCGCTCTTACGAATAGAGATGTGGCCGCCATCAAGTTTTAGAGTTGACTGGAAAGCATGCAGTGTTATGGCAGCTCTGATTGGTTGACAGGGGACGAGAGAATCTGCAGTGCGCGGCCAGGGTCCAAGATGCCCAGCGATTCGAGAACTTGCACGCCTTGTGCAGTGGCCAAATCTTCAAGGTCGATGAACTGGGCAGCGGCTTGATCGGCGAGCGTGGCGCGCAGCGCGGCGGCCTGCATGCGTGCCGCCTCGGGCTGCTCGGGTCGGTCCACGGCGGCCCACTCGATGGCGGCTTTTTCTTCGGGCGTGAACCGGCGCCGGAACCTCAGCACCGACACGACGCGCGGGGCGGCCACGGCCGGCGCTTCGGGCTCGGGCAGCGGGGCCACGTAGGGCCGCATCACCCATGCAGAGCCGGTCCAGTTGGCGCGTGGCTCGCCCTCGGTGGTGGTGGTCGATTGGGAAGGCGGTGCGCCGGGCACTGTGCGCAGGCCGGCCGCGGCCACGCCGCCGGCGAACCACCCGTACAGGTCAAACTCAAACGGCAAAGTACACCTCCAGTGCGTCGGGATTGGATTCAAAACGCGCGGCTGCGGGCATGCCCACTTGGTTCGTCCCGTTGAAGATCAGGCCGCCACCGCCCACCCGCGTGCGGATGCTGGGCAGTGACTCTGCGCCGCGCCAGAAGGCGGGCAAGAATTTGAACCTGATCCCGTCCGTGGCCACCAACGCATTCCATGAACTGGTGCCATCCGACAGCTTTACCGGGATGTGAAGCAGGCCGCCCAGTTCAGCGGCGCTCTCGCCTATACCGCTGACGCGCAGCCCGGTCGGCTCCATCTCGCCCACAATGCCCACTGTCCAGGCGTTCGCGTCCTCGGAGTAAAGGGCAGACAGCGTGCCCTCAGACATTGCCACCACGATGAACCGTCCGCCCAGCGTGAAGGCTCTGCGCAAGCCTGTGCTGGGCAGGTTCGTCAAAGCGGCAGTCAGCCCTGCGGAATTCGTCCAGCCGGTCAGGCCATTGGCGCTCCACAGCGCCATGGTCCCGCCATCGTTGACCGCCAGCCAGCGCACACCGTTGTGCAGCACCTTGCGCCACACCTGCGCCACACCAAAGTCGCGCGCCGTTCCCGCTGGGGTCGCGGCTGTGTTCGTCGTGAATTCCTTGTATCCAAAGCCGCTGAGCACATACCCAATGCCACCAGCTGAGCAAACAATGTCAGCGTTTGAAATGGACTGCTGAATTACCCACGTCAACGCGTTGTCGACGGATGTGCGCAGGTAGGAGTAGCCCGAATACTGGGTGACCGCCATCAACAGCGAACCGGCCGCCGCCAGCTTCCCGGCTACCAGGCCAGAAGACGAATCCACCTGCCTGGCTGTCCATGCCTTCAAGTCGGGGGACGTGTAAACGTTCTGGGCGTTTCCACCCTCGGCCACATACACCGACCCGTTGTGCACGATGTTCTCGTACAGCAGTTCGGGCGAGTTCACGCCGCGCAGGCGATAAGGCGACACATACCGCACGGGCACGCCGCCCAGGCGGTCTGCTCCGCTCCACAGCGGGCGGCTGCGCAGCTGCACGCCCATGGCGGCGCGCGTGGCCTCGCCCTGGCGCATGGTTTCGGAAAGGACTGCAATGTCTGTCATGGGGTGATTTCCTCCACGGCGGTCAGGCCCGACAGCGCGCCGCCCGCGTAGTTCAGGGTTTCGGTGCGGGTGCGCCCGTCATAGACGGTGGCGACGCCGGCCAGCCGGCCGTCGCCGTCATAGGCCAGGGTCTGCAGCGCCACCTGGCCGCCCACGGTGGTGGACAGCGTGGCGATGCGGCCCAGGCCGTCGCGGGTGAGGGTCTGCAGGCTGGGGCCGTTGGCAGGCCCCAGACCCAGGTGCGAGGGCTTGAGCGTGACGGCCGGCCCGGTCTGGCCGTTGACCACGCCCACTTTGCTGGCGGTCAGAAAGGAAACGGTGGTGTTCAGGTTGCCGATGCTGCCCTGCAGCGCGGCCACGGCGGCGGCCAGTTCGGCGTCTGTCACGCGGCCTTCGATCAGCGCGGCCAGCGTGTCACAGGCACTGTCCACCGCCGCAAAGGCAGCGCGCAGGCGCAGCACGTCCTGCTCCAGCAGGTTTTGCGGGTGCGGCAGCTGCAGCCCGAGCGCGGGGGTACGGTCGTCGGTCATCACAGCACCACCGCGCGCAAGTTCGTGGCCCATGGGCGGGCGTTGAAGCCGCCGTGCACTGTGACGCGCAGGCGCAACCGCTCGGCCGCGAAGTCCTGCAGCTGGTAGGTCAGCTCCATGACGCCGGCCGTCATCGCGCTGGATGACAGGTAGGGCACCTCCACCCAGGCGGCGCCGGGGGCGTCGGCCTTGGCATGCACTTGCAGCGAGGTCCCGGCCGGCAGATACGCTTCCAGCGTGGCGCGCACGTCGGCCACCCCGCCCGCACCCAGCATCGGGCTGATGTAGTCGCCCTCATTCTGCAGCGAGCCCACCACCAGCTGCATGCCGGGTTCCAGCACTGCGGCAAAGTTGGCATCGCCGCGCAGGCGGGCTTTCACATTCACCGGGCCGGTGTAGCGGCTGGGCAGCTCCACCACCTGGCCGGGGGCGGCCTGCACCGTGTGGGCAATGCCGGTGGCGGCAATGTCGAACACGCACGCGGCCGCGGTGCTTGGCTGGTGGGCGTAGGCCTGCACGCACAGGTCGGTGGCGTCCACTACGTTGACGGTGCCCAGGTCGATCACCCGTTCGGCTTCGCTGTAGTTCGCGGCCAGCAGCGCAAAGGTCAGGTCTTGATCCTGATGCGCGGTCCACGTGCTCGCGTTGGAGCTGGAAAGCATCACGCCCACTTGATACGGCTGACTGGTGACCCAGCGCAGCGCATTGGCGTCCCAGCCGCCCAGCTGCGCCAGGCTCAGCGCGGTGGTGTCGTCGTCGCTCAGCACCACCAGGGCGTATTCGCGCTGGGCCTGCAGCACGACCGGGCTCCACTCCGCCCGTGTGGGCGTGCCGTCCGTCTTGATCGCAGCGGGGAGCAAGCGCGTTTCGGTAAGGATGCGCGCCGTGGGGAAACCGTTCTCGGCTTCGCGCACCTGCACCAGCGCACCGGTAGTGCCCTTGGCCGTAAACCACAGATCCACCCCGGTGTTGTGCACGGGTGCGTCGAGCATGAAGGTCTGCGCCAGCGGGTCCACGGGCTGCACGCGGAAGTAGATGATTTGCGACATCTCGCGGTCGGTGCGCTCGCCCTGGCCGGTGAACAGGGCAGACGCGGCGCTGCCGCCCGTGCCCCGGAAGTCCACAGCCTTGGTGCCCGCGGGCACGTTGGCCGGGATGGGGAAGGTGCCCGACAGCACGCCCTGCGCGTTGGCCACCAGGGTGCCGCCGGGCAGCGCAGCAGGCACTACGGCCACGCCGTCGAACGTGACCGACTGCAGCGTTTCGCCGGGGCCGAAGTTCAGATCAAAACGCACATCGATCTGCCGCAGGTATTCCAGCGGCGATGTGGTCTGGCTGCGCACCTTGGCTTCGTCCATGCCTGCGGTGGATGCAAACCAGTTGATGGCCACGGACGTGGGAAGGCCCCAGGTGTCGTACACGTCAGTCCAGCGGTCCACCGCGGGGGTAAGGGTGACAGGCCGCGGCAGCGGTTCAAAGGCGTTGTATGGATTCACCTTCATGCTGCCGGTGCGCGCCAGCTGCGACAGGGCGGCGCGCTGGGCATAGGCCGGGCTCTGGCGCGTCTTGATGGCCGTGCCGATCTGGTGCACGGTGAACGCGATGGGCAGGCGCAGGGCGCTGGCCGCGATCAGGGCGGTTTGCGGCTGGCCTGCGTCGCGCATTGCGTTGTTCAGCATCGGGTCCGCGAACAGCCCTTTCTTGATGCCCGAGTACCGCCCGGAGATATCCACCGCCAGGCGCAATTCGGCTTGGTCCAGCAGGATGCGCGAGATCATGGCGCGGTAGTCCGCAATCTCGGACATGGGCACCATCCGCACGCCGTCGAGGGTCACGCGGCGCTGCGCGTCCCAGGTCTGGTACACGGATGCGATGGTCAGCACATTGCCCGGCACCTGCGGCGCGATCGGAATCCAGGGGGCGGGAACACCGCGGACCCAGGCGATATCGCCATCGGCCGACAGCGTGAGACGGTCGATGCGGCGCAACGCGAAGTTGTACGACAGCAGCACGGTGGAGCCAGCGACGGCGCCCGTGACCGTCAGCCCGCGTGAGTCCACCTCAGTGGGGGCCGCCACCGCGATGTAGAGGTACGTCACCTGATAGGTGCTGCCGGGGGCGGGCTCTGCGCCGCCTGCAGCCCAGTCCACCTGGCCTGCAGTCAGTTTGAAGTCTGCGGGCGAGTGGAACACCGTCGCCCCCTGCTGGATGGCTTCGATCTGCTGCACGGAGTTGTCGGGCAGCGGGTCGGCCGCGCCCACAAAGCCACCGTGCACGACGTCCACAGTGCGGCGCTTGGTAATGCGCACCTGCGGCGCGCCCACCATGGGCCAGCGGTCGAAGTCGATGCGCTGCGCGCCGTTGGTGGCCGAAAGATGCGGCTCGCTGTCGATCCACTGCAGATCGGGCAGCGCATTGAACACTACGCGCCGGCCGCTGGGCAGCTCCAAGGCGGCGCCGTTGATGCGCGCGGCGCCTTCGCCCAGGTTGTAGACCTGCTCCCCGGTGGGCAGGTCAGCCGCCATGCGCAGCTCCATGCCACGCACGATGTACGTGCCGCCGGTGCTGGCCACGTCATACGCTTTGATGGCGGTGGTTACCGCGTCGATGTTGGGCGGCGCTTCCTTGGGGCGTACCCATCCATCCTCAACAGTCCACACCGGGAAGAACTCGCCGGCCTGGCCGGAGGCTTGGACGCCCCATGCCAGCTGAACGCGCTCGCGGGCGGCGCCGGGCTCGCGGTAGCCGTCTGTCCCTTGGGCCGGGTTCAAAAGCTCGGGGTCTTCCAGCTCGGTGACCACATCGCGCGTGAGGTAGACGCCGACGAACACCACGCCCACGGGGGCAATCACCAGCGCGGCCGGGGGCACGCCGCGCACGGCGCCCGCCACATAGATGGCGCCAGGCTCGCACGTGGTGGCGCCCGTGTCGTGGTTCACGATGATGCCCGCGCCGCTGATGATGGAACCCTCTTTCATCAGGATGCCCGCGATACCCGCAATGCGGGCATGCATGGCCCGCTGCGATTCGTTCAGCTCGGCGCTTTGCAGCACCCGGTCCGCGCGGAACAGGTGGCGGTCGTAGTTCTTTGCCGGGTCGAACCGGTCATAAATTGCGTTGGGATTTGCGGCCATGGTCAGAAGGGCAGGACGTATTCGAAGGTCTGGCGCACGGCGCCATTGCGTGTGAAAGCGGGCACGCGCTCCAGGGTGTAGAGGCGGCCGGGCTGGGCGATCTGCGCGGGTGCGAAGTAGCGCTGGCCAGCGGGCAGGCCGGCCACGGGCGCGGCGCCGAAGGTGATGCCCAGCTCTCGGATGGTTTCGCCGTCCGCGTCTTCAAAGTTGAAGACCACGCGCACATACAGCCAGCGGGTTGGGCCGGCCACCACCGCGTATTTGCTGCCGCTGGGCAGCTCGATTTCACCGGCCGGGTTGGGCTCCACGTAGCCCACGAACGTGGCCAGGCGGCGGCCCACCTCGTCCACCAGAGCGGTGGCGTTGCTGGGCTCGGGCTCGGGCACAGCGTCCCAGGCGGGCAGGCCACGGCCCCAGGTCAAATGCACGGGCTGTGCGGCCATGGCCATGGCCAGGGCAATGCGCCCATCGTCTTGCAGGGTTGCCATCAGTTGCTCTCCGTTGATTTCGATTCGATGAAGACAGGGCGCCAGCGCAGGGCGCCCCAGGTGCCGGACCATCCCTGCGGTTGCGGCAGGGCTGGCGGTAGTTCGTCCATGGCGTCGGCGGTGCCTGCCAGCTCGGCAGGTGGCGCGCTCCATGGGGTTTCGTCCTGCGTGGCAGTGCCTTGCACGCCGCGCTCGCCTTGCACGCGCACGTATCCGGGCACCTCGCCGCGCATCAGCTCGCCGATGCCGCCGAACTCATTGGCCAGCAGGCGGGAGTCCAGGCGCCAGCAATCAAGCACGGCTTTGTCATTGCGGGTGAGCTTGGCGACGTAGGCGGCCAGGGCGCCGGCCTGCGGCTGGCCTGCGGTGCTGGTGGTGCTGCCGGTGTGCTTCGTGCCGAAGCTGGCCTTGATCGGTTCGCCGGTTTCCACGCTGACCCACACGCCCGAAGACCCATCGAGCTGCGCGGTGTCCAGCGGCTGGCCGGCGTCCAGTCGTAGCGGCCGGCGGTCATGGTCCCAGAACACGCGCCAGAAGCGCACGTGCACGGGCACGGACTCGCGCACCACGTGGGCAATCCGCGCAATCTCGGCTGCGGTGGCCGGGCGCCCGAGGTTGATGTGCAGCAGCGCGCCGCGTTCGTCCACCTGCGCATCAGGGAAACCGACCCAGCCCAGCACGCGGTGCACGCTGGCCGCGGTGCCGCGCTCAAAAAGCCAGGGCTTGCCGGCGGCCATCAGCGCATCGACCGATGGAAAGTAGCGCGCGAAGGGTGCGAGGCCCCACTCTGCAGCCAGCCAGGGCGCGAACGCAGCGGGTGTGCCAGTGCTGGGCGGCCCGAATGCGGCGGCCAGGGCGTCCCACTGGGGGGCGCTTTGGTCAATGGCGCGTTCCAGCGGCGTGGCCTGCGGGGGCAGCAGGTGCCGGCGCGACGGGGGTGCGGTGGTGGTCACTGCATGCCCTCATCGATCAGCAGCAGGGCACCCAGCACGGGGTATTCATCGTCCGCCATGGGGGTGATGTCGGCTGGTGCGGTCGGGTCGGGGTAGCGCACGGCCACGACGCCTTCCACGTGCAAGCGCGTGGTTACCCAGCTGCGCGACACGGCGCGGCCCAGGCGCGCGTAGCTGGCCAGGGCGGCGGGCAGGGCGGCCTGCAGCTGCGCCAGCAGGGTGGTAGGCGCGCCGGCCTCGCGCACCAGGCCCGCGGTGATGTTGATAGCCCGAGGCCGGGCGAGCGATACGGACACGGGCACACCCAGCGGGCGGGCGTCGTCGGCGGTCAGCGCGGCGAGCACGGCGGCCCGTGTGGCATCGGCCGTGCTGGTGTCGTGCAGCCACAGTTGCACGCGCACGGAACCTGGCCATGGCTGCGTAGCGATGGCATCGCGCACGTTCTGCGACGCTGTCATGGCCGCGAGTTCGTAATGCTCCCGGGTGCCGTTGCCGGCAAGGGCACGAATGCGCAGCTGGATGCGCACCCGGTAGCGTGCATCCGTTTCGCCCGGCAGGCGGGGCACACCGTAGAAGGCTCCCTTGTGGTCGAGGTCGGCGCCCGTGGCGAAGGCGAGCAGGTAGGCGCGGGCCGCGTCGTTCACGCGCTGGCGGTACAGCAGCTCGCGGTAGGCGTGGGCCTGCAGCAGCTTGGCCAGCGGCTCGGACTCCAGCGCAATGACTTCGGCGGCGGCCGGGTAGCGCACCAGCAGGTCGTCCCGGTGGGCTTCATAGATGGTTTCAAAGTCCAGCTGCTCCACCACAGTGGGCGCGGGTAGCTTGTTCAGGTCGGGAATCGTCATGCAGCACCCCCACGCCGGCCGGTCACAGTGAGCTGCAGGGACAGCGGCTGCTGGCGGCGATATTCGTTCAGGTGTGTGCCTTCCAGGGTCAGTTGCAGGCGGCCCGGCTTGTCGGCCTCGCGCGCCACCAGGATGCGCGACAGGCGCATGCGCGGCTCCCAGCGCATCAGGGCGCTTGCGATGGCAGAAAACAGGCGTATTTGCGTGGTCTGCGTGTCGGGATGGTCGATCAGCTCGGGCACCAGGGAGCCATAGTCCCGGCGCATGACGCGGGAGCCGATGGGTGTAGTGAGGATGTCGCCCACGGACTGGCGCAAGTGCTCCAGGCCGGTGATGGAGTGGCCGGTGTAGCGGTTCATTTGGGGCCTTGCGTGTCGTCGTCGCCTTGCTTGACGCCGCCGTGCACGTGGTTGCGCAGGCTGATGCCGCCGGCCAGCACGTCGGGCGAGCCGGTGGCGCCCTCGGCGTCGATCACCAGAGATCCGCCACCGGCAGACAGGACGATGCGATCCCGCCGCAGCTCTATGAAGGCCTGGCCCACGCGCAGGGTAATGCCTTGTTCGCAGGTGATGGTGAGCATTCCGGCGCCCGCGTCGTGCTCCATGCCTTCGGTTTCGCTCCAGTCGAGGCGGTAGGCGTTGGGGTTCTCGCTGCCCTGCGGGGCCTTGTCGCTGTAGACACCGGGCAGCACTACGGCGTTGAGCAGGTCGCCGCCGGGCGCCATGACCATGCACTGCTCGCCGACCTTGGGCGGCCACCACTGGCGGCGCGATGCACCGCCCGCGCTGCCGCTGGTCCAGGGGAGCCAGTCGGTGAGCAAGTCGCCGCTGCGTACGCGGCAGCGCGCGGGCTTGCCGTGGCGCACTTCGGCCACGGTTCCCGCGCGCAAGATGTTCTCTATGCGGCGGCCGATTTCGAGGGGGGATTCAGATTGAGCAACGGGCCGTTCCATGCAATTGATGGTGCCCGCGTGCGCGCGAAAACGCACCCGATTGCGCCTGTGTGCACCCCGTGCACATGCAGCTGTGTCGCTACCGGGAAAGGTGAGTCAGCACCAGTTCCTGAATCCGCACCATCTGGGCTTCGGTGATGCCCAGAAGGGGCCGCGCTGGGTAGCGGTATGTCGGCCCGCCTGGCTTTACGCGGTCTTCCAGCCCGAAGTGGTGGACGCGGGCGATGCGGTCAGCCCGGCCCACGAACTGCAGCACCGCTTCGTCGGTCAGGCCCTGTGCCTTGAGGTGCTTTGCGGCGCGCAGCTTCTGGAACATGGGCGCAGACTTCTTCGCGTTGCGACGCACTGCGCCGCGTGCCTCGCGCAGGGCATTGGGCTTACGGGGTTCCCACGGCATGCCGTCCGGTGCCTGCTGCGCTCGCATGGTGGCCACGTTGGCCGCGCGCAGATCGCGCGCCACCTCGCGCGCCAGGCCGCGGCGCTCGGCGTCGGTGAGTTTGGCCAGCAGTGGGGAAAGCCACTCTTCCAGGCGCTGCAGATCGTCCATGGCTTAACGGGGGTCGTGGTCCCACTGGGCCAGCAGCTCGCCGTGCATCCACAGGGCCCAGTGCTCGGGCTTGTCGATGTGGACCGGGTGCGGCGGCTCGGCCACATGGTGCAGCTCCACGGCGCCGGCCGGCGCCCCGGCGCGCGGGCGCACCAGCACGCGCTCGGTCAGGTCGATCTCGAAACCGATGTCGGTGGTGATGTCGGTCAGAAACTCGACGTTGAACCGCAGGGCCTTTTCTCGCTTGTCGGGGTTGTCCAACAGCTCGGGCTGGTTGCGGGAAATCCACTCCAGCATCGGCACCACCAGCGCATCGGCGTGGCCGGCGTAGCCCAGCGCCACGATCTGCAGGGTGTAGGCGTACTCAAACGACAGCGTGCCGGTGCCCGTGGTGATGATGCGGCCCGCGTTGATGAACAACGTCAGGTTCTCGGGGTTCTGCGCGAACCAGGGAATGGCGGCCGTGAGTTGGTCGCGCAGGCTACTGGGCTTGAGCATCGGGCGTGCCTTCCAACAGCTGGCGGTCAGCATCGATCACAGAGCGCAGCAGGACTACTTCGGCGTCTCGCTTGTCAACAACCGCTCGGAGTTCTCCGACCACTTGGACGCCTTCGACAATGTGGCGGTCGAGGGTTTCAAGTCGATCCGCAAGACTGCGGCGGGCAGCGTCGTCGGCTTGGGCTTGCGCGCGATAGGTTGCGGCTCGCCGCTCGGCATCGCTGCGCAGCCGCTCAGCGCGAGACAGATCGAGGCGCAGAGCATCGTCGCGCGTCGGCTGGCCTTGGGTGAAAACATCGGATGCCTCCAGGGTGTGGGTTGCGTGGGTGGACTCATTCGCGGCGGTGGCGCGTTCATCGGTCAGCACAGCGTCCGTGCGCGCTTTGGATGCGCGGGCGGTGCTGGCGATCAGATCGCGGTGGGCCAGTTGCTCGGAGTGCAGGCGATAGGTTTGCGCGATCAACAGTGCGCCCAGTGCCAGTGCGCCGGCCTGCCAGGCGTAGGCTTTAATGGTGCTCAGCATGTCAGCAGATCCCGTGCGGATGGCCACCGCAAAAGGTGACGTAGGCAGCCGCCAGGGCAGCGGCGGCGAGCAGCACCAGCACCAGCGCGGTGATGGCCAGAGCTTTGAGGGCTTTTTTCATTGCATCGCCATGCAGTCCGCATGCCTCTTTTGTTGGCGGGTCCACACGCCCTTGCAGCCCTTCGGCCCCCAGTTCTCGGGCAGGCGGCAGTCTCGGCCGGCCTGAAACCGCCACTGCAGCAGGGCATGGCATGCGCCCATGTAGTCCCCCCAAAGCAGCCAGGTTCGCGGCGACTGCGGCTTGCGCCAGTTGCCGCTGCCGAACTGGCCGACCCAGTCTTGATACAGGTCGAACTCGCCGGGATACAGAAGCACGTCCGGCAGGCTGGCCTTGAAGCGCAATTCGTCCGCGCTGTGCAGGTTGCGCGCCAGCTGCTCGGCCCGCTGGCGGGTGATGGGCGCGTCGGCAAGACTCACGCGCGTGCCGTCTTCGTAGCGTGTGGACCCGTGGCCGATGGTGGGCACGTCGCCGGCCGTGGGCACGTAGGGGTGGTGCACCACCGCGCCATCCGCGCGCACACTGGTGGGGCCGTCGCCTTCGCTGGCCTTCCATGTGGCGAAGCCAGCGGCCGATAGTGACAGTAGCGCGACGGCGATGCGCTGGCGTGTGCTGCCGCTCATGGCTGCGCCCCCAAGCGCTTGGCGTTGCGGTCCTCGCGTTCGTTCTGCCATTTCCACACCAAGTAGGCGATCTGCAGCGCCAGGTAGAGGCACGTCAGGGTAGTGATTGGGCTCAGGGTGAAGAAGCCGCCCTGCTGATTCGCGGCGACGGTGACGGGCGGGGAGGCCTTTGCGACTTCCACACCCACGGCTTTGGCAATGCTTGCGCTGTCCATGGTGATCAATCCCACAGGTTGATGGTTGGTCGGGTGGTCGGGGCGGGTGCGTCGGGCAGCTGCACGGAGTCGCCGGCCGCCAGGTGCACGCCCTTGGCGGCGAGGCCGGGATTCAGGTTCAGCGCGGCTTCGACCGTGCCGCGCGTGGTCCCAAGGGTGCGCAGGCAAATTTGGTCGAGCGTTTCGTGGTCGCGGGCGATGGCTTGCGGCATCAGATCAGCTCCACGGTGGTGCGGCCGATGCCCAGGATGTCGGAGATAGCCCAGCGCATGGCCTGGCGGTGGGAGTCGGCCCGGCTCTCGATCTTTTCTTTGATGCGGTCGCCTTTGCCGTCGCTCGATGGCGTGGTGCTGATGTCGCGATACGCCTCGGCCAGGTCGGCCTGCACATGGGAATAGACGGCCAGGAGATAGCGCGCTTCGTTCTCGCTGGCGCCGTCCAGTTCATCGCATGGCACGGCGGACAGCGAGGCATAGCCCATGGCTTGGTGCGCATCGCGCCAGGCACGCAGCTCGCCGTTTACGCTGCGCAGGGCCGCCACCAGCGCCAGGCGCAGGCGGTCGGGCGTGACGGTGCCATCCAGTCGGCAGGCCAGGCGCAGGCGGTCGGGCGAGATGGCAGGAAACCACGGGTGGTTTTGCACGGGCAGCTCTGCGCCGACAACGGGGGGTTTGGCTGTGGCTACGAAACTCACGGGGTAGGCCTCGGGGTGGTGAATAAGGTGGCGGTGGTCCGGGTGCGTTGACCGCCGGGCTTGCGCCCTTGGGTCGCGGCACCCGGAGCCGCCAGGGTGCGGGGTACGCTCGGTCAGGAGGCTGGCGCGGCGTTCTTCAAACGTCGCTCCAAACGCTCCATGTCTTTTTTCACGCCGACCTGCGCGAACAGTTCGTTCGCGCGGGCAAACTGCGCCATGGCCGCGCGGGCCTTGGTTTCGTCAACCGTTGTGTAGTCGGGCGTTGTCGTCGGGGTGCGGCCCAGGAGTGCATAGCCGATGGCCTTGAACAGCTTGGCGCGCGCTTGGTCGGGCGCGTCGTGGGCTTCGGTCAGCTGCGCGACATCTGCGAGCACGCGCACCGCCTCATCTCCACACAGCTTCCCGTCCAGCGCTGCGGTGGCCGCCATGTCGATCAAGATCACGGCCGGCGTGCGCGTGTATTCGGACGGCATCGCCAGGCCGTTGGCGATCACATAGCGGGACAGCTCCAGGGCGCGAACCCAGGAACCGGTATCCATGTGCCACACCATCAGCGTGACCAGCACCATGTCGTGCGCGCCCTGGCCGCCTGCGAGCGCGCCGGCCAGGTATTCGTCGTACACGGCCAGCAGCTCGCGCTTTGCGTCGATCTTGCGTTCGACAGACTGGATGCTTTTGAGCAGCCGTTTGTGTTCGGCGAGCTGGCGCAGCATCAGTTCGTAGGCGGTGCCCCGGACCTCATGGCCGTGGGGCGCAGCCCTGGCCGACAGCTCGGCCAGCACGCGCAGTTTGTGTGCTCGGGCGGGGGATGTCATGGCGCCCCGCTCAGGCCAGCTCTATGTTTTCCAGCAGCACCGCCTTGCCCAGGTTCTCCACCACGTAGGCTTCGTTCACGCTTTCGTAGTTCTCGTACCGGTCGCGCTTGGCGTTGTCGGTGAACATGCGGCGGCGTGTTTCCTCTTGCCAGTAGATGGACAGGTTGTCCCAGCTGGTGATGAGGATGGATGCGCCCGGGAAGAAGGGCACCGCCGCCGCCGTAACGTTGCCGATGGCCTTCTGGCCCATGATGACCTGCGCGGCCAGCTGCTCGGTGGGCGCTTGCTTCACGTTGACCATCGGGAAATACTTGTCGTGCAGCAGGTCGCGGCCGACCATCGCCACCAAGCTGGTGTCGTTGTGAAACCAGGGGTCCAGCAGGTTGAGGGCGTCCATTACCAGCGCGTCGAGGTTCTTGTAATGCGCGCCTGCAGCATCTCCCACCTTGATGGCGCCAGCGCCCGCCGCACCTTCGTCCATCACGCGCTCGGGCGCTGTCTCGCGCAGCTGCTGCAGCCAGCCCTTGTTGACGTCCTGCAGCATGGGGTTTGCTGCGATGTCGGTTTCTGCAGCTGCGGTCACGCCGTTAAAACCGATCATGGTGCGGTCGAGGGCCTGGCGAATGACGAGGGCATCGCGCACACGGGTTTGGAAGTCTTTGAACTTCGCCCACATGTCGAGCTTGGCGTAGTCCAAATGGGTGTCGAAGTTCGTTTGAAAGCAGTGGTATTGGGTGCCGTCCAGCGTGGACAGATCGCGCGTGGCGCGGTCTTTGAGCTTCGTGTTCGTGCGGCTGGCTGCAGGGCCGCCGATGCCCAGGCCCAGCTTTGCGCCCTGTTGCTCGCGCACGGGCACGATATTGATGCGCTTGAGCACGTCCGCGGACTCCTGAATTTTGGTTTCCAGGGTCTGCGCCACGGTGGGTGCAACGGTGAATTTCTCGCCCGCGCTGGGCACGGAGTTCAGGGTGGCGAGTTGGGATGCATAGGCCGAAACGGCCTGGCGGGTGATGGCGTGCATGTCGGTATTCCAGGGTGAGGGATTGGGGATTGATTGGGGTGGTTTGGGAGCGATTGGGGATCAGCAGTCGGTCTTTGGTGCGCCGTCGCCGCCGCTTGCAGGTGGGCGTGCGGTAAAGCCCGACTCGGGGGTTTCTTCCAGGCGCTTCACCAGGGCGTCGTGCTTGCCCGACAGCTCGGTGAAGTTCTTGGCCAGGGCTGCGTGTTCTGCCTTCAAGTCGTCGTGCGCCTTTTCCTGCGCTTCGGCGTAGGTGCCGAAGGCTTCAAAGCCCCTGAGCACTTCGGCAAAGCGGGCGTCGTCGTCATTGGCCTTGCCGGTGAAGCGTTTGACCAGGCCGTCCAGCATCGTGCTGAACTTGGACGCCTTGGGCTCGGCCTCGGGCGTCTCGTCTTCTTCGAAAACCAGTTCGGTGTGCACCGCTTCACTGAACAGCGCGCCGGCCTCGCTCTTGCGCTTGGTGAACGGGCTGGCTTCGGGCTTTTGCGCCGCGAAGGTCAGCACCTCGGTGCCCAGGCTGGCAGGGCTGTCGGTCACACCCAGGCCCGTGAGGTACGCCTCGCCCGAGTCGGCGAACTTGGGGTGCACCTCGATGCTGGTGTAGATCTTCTGGCCGGCCTTGTTCATGGCCACCAGCTCGGGCAGCGGCTTGATTTGCGCGAACAGCGCGCGCTTGCCGTCTTCGACGTCGCGGGCCTCGACTGCGAGCACGTCGCCGTGCGCTCGGAACGGGCTGTCGGCGTACAGGCCGCGCATATGCTCCACCCACACCCGGGCGCCGTACTTCGCCGGGTCGAAGTTTTTCGCCATCTGGTTGATCTGGTCGCGGGTGATGGCGCGGCCGTCAGTTGTGGCGCCTTCGGTAGCCACGCGGAAGTAGCGCGATTTGAGCGGCTTGTCAGTGCTGGCCGCGGTGGTTTTGGATGCCATGGTGGTGGGTTCCTCGGTTGCGTTGAGTGCGATGGTTTGCAGTGGTTGCCATCGTCTCGCCGTCGCGCGAACCCATCAATCAATGCCGCATGTGCAGCGTTCAGGCACATGCAGTAGGGCAGGGGAGCGTGTGCTTTTTCACAGGTGGGCGGCCCAAACTCGGTGCCATGCCTGCTGACGCCATCGCCAAAGCCTTGCCCTTCTCCACACTGCCCGGTCCCGGCCTGGCGGCCGATAAGCGCCGCGCGGCGCGGCACCTGTTCTGGCAGGGGTGGGCGATCACGACCATTGCGGCGTATATCGAGGAACCGCGCTCCACCGTGCAGGGGTGGAAGGATGCCGAACAGTGGGACAAGGCGCAACCCGTGGAGCGGGTCGAAGCGGTGATTGAAACCCGCATGGCGCAGCTGGTCATGAAGGACAACAAGACCGGCGGCGACTTTAAGGAAATTGACCTACTCGGCCGCCAGATCGAGCGCCTGGCCCGCGTGCACAAGTACGAGAAAACCGGCAAGGAAGCGGACCTCAATCCCAACATCAAGCGGCGCAACGACAAGCCCAAGAAGCAGCCCGAGCGCAACCACTTCGATGAGAACGAGCACCAGCAGCTGCTGGACTGTTTCGCGGGCTCCCTGTTCGGGTATCAGAAGGCTTGGCGCGCCGCGCACGATCAGCGCACGCGCTTCATCTTGAAGTCGCGGCAGATCGGCGCTACGTGGTACTTCGCCCGCGAGGCGCTGGCCGATGCGCTGGAGACCGGGCGCAATCAGATTTTCTTGTCGGCATCCAAGGCCCAGGCGCACATCTTCAAGCAGTACATCATTGCCTTTGCCAAAGAGGCCTGCGGGGTGGAGCTGTCGGGCGATCCCATCGTTTTGAGCAATGGCGCCACGCTGTATTTCCTCGGGACCAATGCGCTGACGGCACAGGGCTACCACGGCAATTTTTACTTTGACGAGTGCTTTTGGACGCGCAAGTTTGACGAGCTGAACAAGGTGGCGTCGGGCATGGCCATGCACAAGCATTGGCGCAAGACCTACTTCTCCACGCCTTCCAGCATCCAGCACCCGGCCTATGCACTGTGGAGCGGTGACCGCTATAACAGGAAGCGCGCGAAGTCCGACCGCATCAAGCTGGATCTGTCGCACACGCACCTGGCCGGCGGCTTCACTGGTGAGGACAAGATTTGGCGCCAGATCGTCACGATCTTGGATGCCATGCACGGCGGGTGCAACCTGTTCGATATCGAAGAACTGCGCCACGAGTACAGCCCCGAGGAATTCGCCAACCTGCTGATGTGCGGATTCATGGACGACACGTTCAGCATCTTCCCGCTGTCTGAGCTGCAGGCCTGCATGGTTGACAGCTGGGTGGAGTGGACCGACGTGCACCAGCTGACGCTGCGGCCCTTTGGCTACCGGCCGGTGTGGGTGGGCTACGACCCTTCGCGCACTGGCGACTCGGCCGGGCTGGTGGTGCTGGCCCCGCCCGCTGCGCCCGGCGGCAAATTCCGCGTGCTCGAAACGCTGCAGTTCCGCGGTCTGGATTTCGAGGCGCAGGCCGATGCCATCAAGAAAATCACGGAGCGCTACAACGTCGCGCACATCGGCATCGACACCACCGGCATGGGCCGCGGCGTGTACGAGCTGGTCAGCAAGTTCTACCCGGCGGCCAAGGCCATCAACTATTCGGTGGAAGTCAAAACCATGCTGGTGCTCAAGGCCAAAAGCATCATCAGCAAAGGCCGACTCGAGTTCGACAACGGCGCCGTGGGCATTGACCTGGCGCAGGCCTTCATGTCGATCAAACGCACCTTAACCCCCAGCGGTAGTCAGGCCACTTACACCGCCGGCCGCACCGAACAAACCGGGCACGCGGATCTGGCATGGGCCTGCATGCACGCCCTCGACAACGAGCCGCTGGAAGGCAGCTCCAGCGCCAACCAATCACTCATGGAGATTTTCTGATGACAGCTGGCACCAGCCAGGCCGACACGGCCGCCACCACCACGCCAGCCACGGGCGAGCGCTCACAGATCGAGGCCTTCACGTTCGGCGAGCCCGCGCCCGTCATGCAGGGGGAGATGCTGGACTACGTGGAGAGCTGGATCAATGGGAAGTGGTACGAACCGCCCCTGAGCTGGGACGGCCTGGCCAAGTCGTTCCGCGCGAGCCCGCACCACGCGAGCGCGCTCTACGTGAAACGCAACGTGCTGGCCAGCACGTTCAAGCCGCACAAGCTGCTGGACCGCGCGACGTTCAGCAAGTACGCGCTGGACTTTCTCACCTTCGGCAACGCCTACCTTGAGCGCCCGCGCAACCGGTTGGGTGGCTCGCTGCCGCTGCGCCACACGCTGGCCAAGTACATGCGGCGCGGCTCGGAGCTGGATAACTATTTCTTTGTGCAGGGCTACAGGACTGAACACGAATTCAAGCGCGGGGCGGTGTTCCACCTGATGGAGCCGGATGTGAATCAGGAGGTGTACGGCCTGCCCGAGTACCTGGCCGCGCTCCAGTCGGCCTGGCTCAACGAGTCGGCCACCCTGTTCCGGCGCAAGTACTACAACAACGGCTCGCACGCCGGCTTCATCCTGTACCTGTCTGATGCGGCCCAGCAGCAGGGCGACGTCGACGCGCTGCGCGATGCCCTGAAAAAGAGCAAGGGGCCGGGCAACTTCAAGAACCTGTTCATGCACGCGCCCAACGGCAAGAAGGACGGCATCCAGGTGATCCCCCTGTCCGAGGTGGCCGCGAAGGACGAGTTTTTCAACATCAAGAACGTGAGCCGCGACGACCTGCTGGCGGCCCACCGCATCCCGCCCCAGCTCATGGGCGTGGTGCCCAGCAATACCGGCGGCTTCGGTGCCGTGCGGCCGGCCGCCGAAGTCTTTGCCCGCAATGAGATCGTGCCGTTGCAGGCGCGTTTCAGTGAGCTGAATGCGTGGCTGGGTGAGGAAGTCGTGCGTTTCGAGCCCTACACCGTGGGAGACGGTGAGGGTGATGCTACCAAATAGATAGCTGCCTGCGATTACCCCGCAATGCGTTGCGGTTGGTCCTGCCGACAAGATCGGGCCAATGTGAAGCATGCGGTAACGCAGGGGAGATGCTCCCCCGTGATGGCGCAAAGGCAGATGCTTGATCCTCTCGCTGAATTGCACGATGACGGGGGCAACGCCTACGGGCCGAGCACCGGACATCTGAGACGATTTGCCCTGTACAAACACAGCAGGGGCACAAATGGCCACAGGCGACATCTCAGAAATGGCACAGCTACAGGCGCGAGTTGCGCAGTTGGAAGAATCGCTCGCAACCTTGACCGATGCCCTCTTGCAGACGCAGGAAGCTTTCAAAAAACGCGGCTGTCAGCTCGACGGACTCACCGCAGTTCTAATTGGAGTTGCCGCCACGCTGGCGTCATCGCCGGAACTCAACAAAATCGGCAAAACCGTCGTCAAGGCTGCGATCGACGGGCACTTGGCGTCCAGCCTGAATACAACTGTCACGGACGCCCACATTCACGGCACTAGCGAGTGGACGTATCGATTGCTTCCAGAAACGTGGAAGACGATGTACAAGCCCGCGTAGCCATCGACACTCAAGCTTTGCCTTGACCAGCTAGGCCTGGGCCCTGAGTGGTTCTCCTTTTCCCTACAGCTTGGCCACGCTCCGCGAGCGTGAGGCGGCACACCGTTGCGCGTTGGCTCAGAGCGAGCCTAGCTCTGAGGGAGCCACCCCTCTGGCCGCTCGCACCTCTCACTCCCCACAGACGACCGATTGACCGCCGAACCCCCGTCAGGCCCGCTGGCGCGCAGTCGAGACCCCGCCGCGCCTACCCTCTTGATAGGCCGTTTTTGCTGACCCTGCCGACCCTAGCCAGCGTAAGGCCTGGTGCGGGCTCGTGGCCGTTTTGCAGGTTGCCCGACATGACGGGATTTGACGGGATTTCGATGCGCTTTGTTGGCCGGCTGCGGGCACGCTCACCGTATTGCGGTGGGAACTACGCTTTCACCGCTGGGGGCGTCGAGGCCCTGCTGCGGTTGCTCTGCCCACTGGTGTGATGTAGGTGACGGTGGCTGACCCCGAGTCACCTGGCGGCGGCAGACTTGCCTCGACTAGCTCAGCTGCAACGAGTACCCGAACTTTGTCGATTGACGCTTCATCGTGGAAAGTCTGCGGAAGTGGCAGATTGACGAGTTCTTTTAGGAAGTCTTGTGGCACAGCTGTTCTCCAATGCAATCAAATTAGAGTACCAACGTACCACGCCGACCGTCCGTGCGGACTAGCGCAGCGCCTGGCTCTGACATCTGCACTATTGGCACCTCAAGCAACGATGTAGGGTGAACGTCTCCTACGTCGTGCAGTACCGCAGCAAGCGCCATGCGGTATGCGGCCTGAAATTCCTGGAACTCGGTCGGCCCCAGTTCTATGCGCTTGGGCGAAGAACGACCAGCAGTGGCCTCTGAATGAATTGCTGCGACGAGTACGGTGATTAGGTGCGGCATCTTTGCGCTGCAGATTAGCTCGATAGTCAAAAAAGAGCCCGCTTGTGGCGGGCTTCAACTGGCAATTGCAAGAAGGGGGGCCGCCCGGGGCGGGCGGCACCTTAATGATAAAGAATTTAGCATCTGCCACGCAAGCGTCGGGCGGAGTCATCCTTCCAGTACCTGCGACACCGAGCGAAATTGATCCCCGATCTGTTGGAACATCGCCGGATCGGAAGCCAGCGCGTTCAACTCACCGTTGCTGCTGATCCTGAAATGAGCGCTGGGGAGCTGAGCGACCTGCAAAAACGCACCGAGGAATGTAGCCGGCAATGACATCGTGCCGAGGGCCCGCGCGTCGTCCAGATAGAACATAGGTGGGGGTAAATGCTCAGCGATCGAAAAGCCAATCAGCAGTTCGGTTCGTACTGCTCCTTCTCTATGTCCCATCAACTCCAAAACGCCGATGGCTTGGGGCAGGACGTAGTCACCATCCTGATACACGTGAGTTCCGGAAAGCGCCGCCACTCGGACGGAGCGCACTTTTGAAATGACCCCAGTAGTCCACTTCGCGGACAAGTCGAGCGGCTGGAACACAGGGTCTCTGTTGACGAAGGGTTGAAGGTTGTGTTGCATAACAATACTGTTACACCTGCATAAATGCCTCTTTGTCAGACAGTTTTAATGTTGCATTTCCTTTCTAAACAGGATTTTTTGTTGCAACGCTTTTCTGTAGAGTGAATTCATGGATGCAAACCCCCTTGTGGCAGCACATGTCTCAGGCACGTCCACCGGGCCGGACCTCTTCTTGGAATGCCTCAAATGCGGGGCAAATGAGATCGTGCTTGGCTACGCGGATGGGCGTGCGCCCTACCATTTCCTGTGGATGCCCAAGTCGGTCACCGGTTTGATGCGAGTGACCTGTTTTACCTGTGGAGAGGAGGCTCTTCGGCAGGTCCAAATCGCCGAGTGAGACCCCTGCAGCTGAGTGCTAAGCCCGCGCTATTGGCACATCTTCCCAACATGTGGTGTATTGCGGTGTGCGCCTTTCCTGCCTCATCCCCCAGTCCTTCGTGGCGTTGACGCTTCCACCCGTCGCTGCTGAGTGCACTGTCCCCTTACCGTAACGGTTGTTCAGCGAGTCGATAGCCTTCATGAGCTTGCTGCGGTCGCGGTCGTCCTCGTCTTCCAGGTCCAGCTCGCGTTGCACCAGGCTGCACGGGACAAGGTCCAGCAGCATCACCCCAGCCTTTGCCATCCGAAAGCCTGGCTCGTACATGCGCCGCATCCCGGCGGCCGCGGCCCATACAAGTTTCCCCGTGTCTGCCGTGGGCCTGCGCAGCGGCACCACAACCGACTTGTTGAACCGCGGCCCGTCGCGAAACGGCGATGTGTGGCAGAAAACGAGCAACTGGCTTGCCAGGCTGTCCTGCTTGCGCAGCTTCTCCGCGGCCCGGCTTGCAAACTCACTCACGGCCTCGACCAGCGGGGGAAGATCCGTCACGGTGCTGCCGAATGATCGAGTGCATGCAATTTCTTTCTTGGGGTCCGGCGCATCGTCCAGCTGCATGCACTGCATGCCTTGCAGCTCCCGCACTGTGCGCTCCAGTACGACGCTCCAGCGCCGGCGCACGGTGGCCGGGTCCATGCGCACAAGGTCCAGCACTGTGTGAATGCCGCCCTCGTGCAGCTGCGCGCCGATCTTGCGGCCTACGCCCCACACTTCTTCCACCAGCGTCGCCGCCAGGACGTCCTCGAAATCCTGAGCGGGCAGGGCGGTCAGGTTGCAGACTTGGGCCAGTTCGCTGGGGTAGCTGCCGGGCTTGCGCTCTGCCGTCTTCGCGATGTGGTTCGCCAGCTTGGCCAGCGTCATCGTGGGCGCAATGCCTACTCCGCAGGGGATGCCCACCCAGCGGTCGATGCGCTCCCGGATTGCCCGGCTGCGCTTCGTGAGGTCGCCGCGCATGCCATGCAGCCCGACAAAGCTCTCGTCGATGGAGTAAATCTCCTGCGTGGGCCCCAGGCCGGCGGCCAGGCTCATCATGCGGTTGCTCATGTCCCCGTACAGTGTGAAGTTCGCGCTCAGGGCCACCACCCCGTGGGTTTCTTCCATGTGCTGGATCTGGAACCACGGCGCGCCCATTTTGATTCCCAGCGCTTTGGCCTCGTTGGAGCGAGCAATGGCGCAGCCATCGTTGTTGCTCAGCACCACCACTGGCCGGCCCTGCAGGCTGGGCCGGAACACGCGCTCACAGCTCACATAGAAGTTGTTCCCATCGACCAGGGCGTACAT